GGTATCGCACGGATTGTTACATGATCCCCGTCCTTGGGGACAAACTTCAAATCATCTACTAATTCACCATTTACAAAAACTCGTATATTAGGGAATTCCGTGTCTTTCGCTATATCATGATAAATCTGTTTAATCGTCTTCCCAGACTCAATTTCAAGTTCTATACGTTCACTCTTAAACGGATGTATCAAAGCAATCACTTTAACAGACACGATAAAACCCCTCGATCCGGTCTTTAACCCTTGTATTATCTATTCGCTCTATACAGCTCATATGCGTTACATTAGATATATGGATAAATCTATATTCATCAACCATTATCCCTAAGTGTGTAGGTAGTCCGCAGAATCTCATAACGACTACATCACCCTCTCTCGGTTTATCTACTCTTTCTGCCTGTAGTAGCGGTTTCTGCTCATCAACAAGGTCTGCCAATTTTTCGTTGTCATTATGATCATACGATAACTCAGGAAGCAGTTTGTCGAACCTTTCTTTCAGTATCAGTCTCACAAGCCCGTAGCAATCGCATCCATACCGGTCCCGTCCACCTGGCCGGTAGGGTATCGAGATATACTCGTTCGACCACATTAGAATATCCCCGGAAAGTCATTCGGAGTAAACGATAACGCAGGCACTTGATAGCTTAGACGCTCTTCAAATATCAATTCCCCTGATACAAGGTTTACATCATAGCTTACGTTCCTTAAGATCATATCAGCCAGCTCTAGTTCGACCGTATCCGGTGATGAAGCCAACACAACTTTTATCGTAACCGTAGCAGGGCTTGAGATCGACCTTGCCGCATAGACCATAGTCCGATCGGTATTATCAAGTACAAGTTTTACTGATTCGATTTTCCCGTTGTCTTCTCTCGGCAACGCTAGCGTAAACCAATAAGGGAGATATTCTTTACCACCGTGTATAACTTTCTCCGTGTTATTTACCAACCTGATAGAATCTTCCAGGTCTGGATGAGAGATTTCTAACAAAGTTAACAAAACCTTATCTGAAGATTGAGATAGTATCGCACTATTTAACGCCGCTGATAGCGACCGGCTCATATCAACACCTCTACCGAAAACGTTAGTTCATAATACCCATTTCCAATCGTAGTTACAACCGGCACATCTAAAAATCGCATATCCTTTGTATTCCCAGTCCTAGGGTGTGCCATACTGAATGGAAGCGATCCACCAAATGTGGTAGTAAAGTAAAACGCATCGAATATATCCATCTGCGAACCAGACAACACGAACCGCATTTGCAAAATCTCAACCCCAGCGGTATATCTTCTTCTTGTCTTTGCCGGCCCGATATCCGTTTGAGTACGTATTGTCAACTCAGGATACCGTTCACTAGACCCTTCGATCAGTGGAGCGCTCGGCAACCCTGATGGCCAATTTGCACTCATCTTCTCACCCCGGAGTATCTTACCCCATATCTTGATCCCATCGCTCTATCAAACGATCCTCTAGCAAGACCTTGATTCACAGTTCCTATCACAACATCGATTATCTTAGACCCATCAGCGGCAGTTCTTTCACTTGCCACTGCGTTTGTTCCAGAGTTATTCTCAATATTTACCGTAGTGCTCGGAGTAACCGATTTAGAAGTAGTCGCAACCATATTCTTTCTACTTTCTCTTGTATCACCAACCGCCGCATTCGCAAACCCAGCACCAAATGCCGTTGTCCCAGCCATCGCAATAAGCGCCAATCCAAGACTCCAATTTCCCATAATAATAGCCTGTAACCCAGCCTGTAGAAACATCTGCGGTAGTGAATTGAGTATCTGGCGACCCATGTTAGCGATAGACGCTCCAAGATCATCTACTGACATTCCGGCAGAATAAGCCAATTCACCTAGCATTTCCATAGAATCTACAAACGAGGAAGCCGCCACTCTACCTAATGACTCTTCTAAATATTTACTCGCATCTGCCCATTTGTATATACTTTCTGTTACCGTATCAACTTCCCCAGTATAATTCTCCGCATCCTGCGCAAGCTTCTGATATTCAGACTGCATCTGTATCCACGGCTGTAACTGTTCATAAGTGAGTTCAAGCTGTGGAGCAAAGTTTTCAGCCTCTTGTGCCATTCTAGCATACTCGTCCGCTACTTTTATTCTTATCTCTAACAATTTCTTATTTAATTCTATATCTTCTTTTGTTAGAGTTACCGATTTCTGCTCTTCTTTAACTACTTCCTGTTGTATCTTCGGCCTTCTATCTATAATCGAGTTAATCTGACTCAGCAATTTTAAATACTGTTCATTCTCGCTTCCCTTTGACATAGACAGTATACCAGAAGGGTCGCTAGCAATTAGATTATTGTTCATATCAATTGCGTTTTGAAGAGCCTTAGCATATTCAAGCAGTTTCTGTGTTGATATCGTTCGGTAGTCATTCTGTTTTGCGAGTGCTTCATTTAGTAAAGACTCGTGTTTTATCGCAGAAGTTACCAGGTTCACAAACTCTTTTAACGCATCGACTGCAGGTCTTAAAGAAGCCGAAAGCATCTCACCTATCGCCTTTTTTAAGTCCCCAAACGCATTGTTTAATTGAGTCATCGATCCTAAAAGAGTATCCCCTGCCGCCTCAGCCGCTCCTCCGAACTGCGTCTTAAGCTCTCCCATGATGACACCTTGAGCACCCGCGACATCATTAACTTCCATGAACTTTTTTACCATCGCTTCTTGCTGGTCGGTTAACTGTACCCCAACACGTCTTAAAGCTCCCACCCCCTGGATCGGATCATTCAATGCTTTCCCAACCATAACAGCGGCAGATTGCAAGTCCATCTTCATGACAGTAGCCATATCCATAGCGGCTTTAATCGCTTCCGGAAAAACCTCACGCCCGATCTGCTTGAACGTTGCCATTACCGACTGCGCAGAGATTACGGCCTCATCTCCATACATCGTTGTTTCTTGTAGCGCACTTGCCATATCGACAAGCTCTTTCGATGTATACCCTATCGCTCCTCCCGTTGCTCTAAGTACACTGTCTAAGTTTGTAACAGCCAATTCATAATTCGCCCATTCATTAACCGAGTCTTTCGCAAACTCTACAACAACATCTGCGGCTTTTTTTGCAAACTGGACAAGTTCATTGATTCCTACGGTAGCGATTCCGATCTGTCGTGCAAAGTTAGTAAGGTTCGATTGTGCCTGTTGTGTGTTTACAACAATATCTACGCTTACGCTTTCTGATACTGCCACTATCGATTCTCCTTACTCATCTTTAACTTCATCCCTTCCGCTTCACTCAAGCAATCGATGATATCTAATACATGACACGGCCAATTTCTCCATCCCTTACCATAGGGATCACCATACGCTTTATACCGTAGATAATCGTAGATAACATCTCCCCACTCATCGATAATCTCCGGTATCTTCCCTCTATCTATAACCGAGTCATACTTTACCATCATTCTTCCATGGTCTCGTTTCTCCGGTTTGAAATCGACCCATCCCTCCTCGGTTAAAAGGTAATAGGCCGATTTTAGTTTTTTAGGTCTTGCCTCGTGTTCCGTGCGACAATCTCATTCACCACCTCATCGAACAGCCCGGATAGCCCTGGTGTAGAAAAAAAGTCTTTTACCGTTGTTATCTTTTTCCCGTTCACCTCTAGGTTTTCAATCTTCTCAACCGACAACTCGAAAAGCTCCCGTTCTTTGTAGTTTACATGTATTGCAGGTTTATCCCCATCTACCATGATATCTTTCTGGATACACCTCGACCGCTCCGGGCTAGTAAGATATCGGAGATAGAACTTCACCTGTTCCGTCTCTTCCTCGTTCCCGTTCCATTTCGGGATATACTCGTACTTCTCATCAAAGCTGATTTTCACTTTCTACTCCTTAAGTATGATTCAACCCGCCGGCACTGTCAAAAGAGAATGATACCGATACTCTGTCAGACACCCTTGACCTTACTGATCCAGATCTTAGCACCGCTGACCCATACCAATACGCAGACGCACTTGTTTTCAATTGCAACTGGACAGCTGATAATGACCCGTCCTCGAATTGATCCAATAAAGCCGCTTGCATCGTATCGCTTCTATCAAGCGTTCCTTCGATATCCGCAGACCAGTCCCTGAACGTCTGCATTCGTACCCGTGCTGTATCTCCATACGCCGTTACGTCAACTGTCTCGGCGTTCATGTTCAGAGCCCAGCTATCGATGAACGTAACCGTAGACCCGTCTACGACCACCGCTCCGTCCTTCCCTATCGTAGCACTCATCTTGCTACCTCCCTACATTTAATTCCAACTCTATACAGAGCCGGTTTCTAGCTCTCTACGGAGCCAGGTGATTATACAAATACCGGACACGGAACACTCCCCGGAATATCCCGTAGTTCGCTTCCGCATCTTTATCATAATCCATCGAAACTAAATAACAATCAAGCACCGTTACGCCTGATACCGTCAAAGATTCCATCGCAGTTATCACCTTACTCATGATCGAGTCCATCGTTGTAGCGAGAGCCCCCGGAGTCCGTGTCTG